TTTCTATAAAATATTTACTGGATTTGTTGTCAAGGTCTGTCAGCTTGACGTTTTGTCGAAAAGCAACACCTAGTAATGACAGACTAACGACTGACAAGGGAGTCGAACCCCTGACAGCCAACAAGAATAAAGAATTTGAATTATAGCGACAGTTACGCTGTTATCACCTCCAAACTTAATGTAATTAATGACTTATAGCGGATTCGAACCGCTACAAGCCCATATAAATCGCTTTATATAACGCACGTTTAACACTTTCCTTTTCAAGACCTAGATCACATTTGGTGCGATATTCTAAATAGATACGATCAACTTCGCTATCTAGGCTTTCAGGCCATTCGTACTTATTAAATACGTGCTTAGCTATCTTTCCGAATAATTCTCTTGAAAGAATTCCTTCTAGTTGGACTACTTTTCGAGGTGTTAAAACGCCAATTTCTGTATATATTGTATTGATGGCTGTGCAAATTGTTTTAGCTTGTTGATTTGAACAGCCTTTTACTTCCATGATGTAGTTAGCAAAGCAGTTAGGATGTGCTGCTCTTAACTCTTGGATTTCATTTCGATATTGAAGGAAAAGTTCCTCGGTAAGTCCTGCGTTAGTTTTATCACTATCTGTCTTACATGACCCACGTGGAGCAGAATAGTGCTCTGATAGATACTCTTGTAAGTCGTTAACAAGACCTTCCGTAAGGTACTCGCTCATATCATCCAACGTTGAGAAGGACAGTTTAGAACGCTCTTTAATCACATTGTCAAACCTTTGACAATATTTTCTAGCTTTCGCTCTATCGCAAACTTTCGTTTCCATTATATGTTTAGTGAGTTTTCTAGGGTATTTCTCTTTCAATGCGTTAAATTCAACCACAAGCCTTTGATGTAACTCTTTAGTCAGTCCTGCATACTCAAAACGCTTCATTGCCCTATTCCTTTCAACCTTTGGAATCCATATCTGTGAACACGATTTGTTTGGGTAAAATTTTATTGCAAACGTAAACGCTTTGAAAATTAGGATTATCTCTAACTGTCATACTTTCATCAAAGAATTTCATGCGTCCTTTTGGAATTAGCAACTCAAAATTATTGTTTCTAAACAATTCGAATCTTGTTTTACTGTCAAATAATCCGTTGCTATTCATGATTAATGCAAAAGGTAAATCTAGTTCGTACATTTTCCGAAAAATTGCGTCACGCTTACTGAAGGGAGGGTTACTTACAACACACTCAACTCCTTTAGGAGCTTTTTCATATTCAAAGAAATCTTGTCCTGTTTCGATATGTCCAAAAGTCACTTCGTATCCATTATCTTTTAACAACTTCACAAATTCACTATACTCTTTATCAAACGGACACCAGATATGCTTATATTGCTTGATGTATGGAATAATAATCTCAACCGCATAATCTGGGGTATAGTATTCATCGCCTTTGCTTGTTCTTATTTGTTTACTAAAATACATCTAATTCCCCCTCCTTTTCAAATAGCTTGGAACATCATCTCCGACCTGCACACTATCGTATTGTTCCTTACTGACAAGGAATTTACCATAAGAACCGCAATCGATTGTGTAGAGCTTCCCTACCATAGATTTTCCAGTAACCTTGCCATGTAATTCCACGAAATTGTCAGCCTTATGCACCACAATAGCTTCCACAGGTCTATTTGTCACTCTTATGATGGTAGTCACATTGATTACTATTGAAATTAGTAGTAGAGCAGTTAAAAACCTTAGCTGGTTATCTCGTTTTGACAAAGTTGTCATCAATCATTACTCCTTGCCTGTCCTTAATGTTGTTATAAGCGATTTTAAGGCACTCCTCAACGTCGTAACCGAGTTGTAGGCATAATACCACTAGGGTAACAATAGAATCGCCTATAGCGTCTTTTAGAGCCATTTCTGGGTCATCAAAATCGTTTGGTTTTAGAAATACATCTCTAATCTCTCCAACTTCTTCAGTGACTTTCATCCATTCGATTTTAGGATTTCCTTTATCCAGTCCGTGACTGATAGCCCACTCGTTAATCTTTGCGATTAGATCGGTGATACTGTCATTTTCAGTTGTATCAAGACCTAACAGATAACCAACGCTAACACCGAAAAAGTCTGCTAGTTTTTTGGCTTCCCTTCTACTGATTTTACTGGTTCCATGTTCCCATTTAAGAACAGTCAGTTTTGACACTCCTATTTTTTCAGCCAACTCGACTCTTGTAATTTTCCGTGATTCTCTTAACAGATAAAGTCTATTCACTTATTCCACCTCTTTAACCTCTACTCCCTCACAGTCAAATACCCATCCAAAACCAGCTTCTTCTAGTTCTTTGCGAGTGTGGCTCGTATGGCACATTTTACTTTCTTTCTCACACCACAAATACCAATTTTCACGTGTCCAGTTGCAACATAAATGTTTATTAATATTTAACCCTTTAAAAGTAACCTTGTATCTAGGATCTTTCTCTACCTCATATCCAAACTGGTGCATATTGATGAGTGTTTTGATAGCTCCATTCTCATAAGCCTGAGACATCCAAGCTTTGAATTCGTCCTTCATAAAACCATCAAAAATAGATAGCCAATCTTTAAAATCTTTTACTTCGTCTCTGTTATTAAAATCTACAACATCATGGATACATTGAAATAGGTATTCTTCAAAGCTATCTTTATGTTCCTCATACCAATCAGCCACATATTGTGGCACTACAGGTTTAGGAATAATTTCACCATATAATTCCTCAGCGTGTTCTATTGATATGTATCCTTCTCTTGCAATCTTCTTAACTGCTTCATCTTTTGTCATTTAATTTCTCCTTAATCGATATTTTTAAGTTTGACCGGAACCCACATTTTAGGGTTGTAATTTATTTCATATTTGTATTTTGAAACATTCGGTACTTCAACATCTTCTACTACATAAGAGACATTATCTGACAAACCGATAATATGTTTTTGATATTTATTCTTACCATTTTCTACAACAATTTCGAGTTGTTTATCATCAGTATCAGCATTGATAGACATCCTACCGCTCATTTGGAACATTATGTCATTTGTAATGGCATCAATAACTGTTACTTTCCTAAAAACATTGAAGTTATCAGACTCTAGCGATAAATTCCCAGATACTCTATCTGCCTCTGAACAACCAGTTAAAAACAATAGTCCACATGCAGCAATAATTGTCATTTTACTTAATTTATTCATCTATTCATCCTCTTTATAAATCACCAACGCTGATGTTCTGATAATATATTCTTTGCTCGATACGGTTTGATATTTAATATCAACGATTTCAATATCTGGGTTTTCTTTCAAAAAGTCATTAATTAAATCATCAATTTTTTCATCATAGCAGATACTTGTCCAAAATTCTCGTGTTCTAATTGCCATTTATTTCACCTCAACCATTTCTACTTTATATAATCTTGAATTTCTATATTTAACACCTCGTAGATGATGCAATCTGTTGATAGCTTCATCCTTATTCTCATAAATTTCTACATCGTCTTCCATATTGTCGTAATAAACAATAACTTTATATCTCATATCTTAACTAACCTTCTTCCATCTTTTTCACTTGTTCTTTTTGCGTATGATGGTGTTCCATAGCAAGTAACGGAACGCACTGAAATTCCTAACTGCTTAGCAATCTCGCTTTTCGTTCCCATGGCAATTATGTCTTCACCTTTATAGAGTGCGTATTCTTTTTCTTGCATAGATCTACCATCTCTTTCAATAATCTATCGTCTGGTAACTGCTCTAGTGTCAGTATCCTGTTGAGTTTATTTGTGCTGATTCCTAACTTAGTGCTGATAAATTCCATGTCTTCGTGGTTATCCCAGAACCACTTCGAAAACTCTTGTGTCTCCTCTAGCACACTTGTATGGTCATAGTGTCCCGGTGCATATATACCAACCAGTTTGTCTTTAACTTTGCTTTTCATTTACTATATCCATAGCTTCCTTAACGCTTCTTGCCACTCCTACGAGTGCTCCTCGTTTTTTCATGGCATTCATAAACTTCTTTTGATCTTCTCTCAATCGACCTTTTTCATTTTTAACTTCGATAAAAAATATCTGTCCATCTGGTCTAAATCCAAACAGGTCACAAAAACCTTTTGGTGCTCCAGTATCAAACCAACGTCCATCAGCCATTCTGACTTTACCAACATTAATTCTGAATACCATATAGCCAGCTTTTGATAGTCCTACTCGAATTTGATTTTGAATTAGTGATTCTGTAGCCATTCTTTATAAATGCTCACAATCTGTTTATCAGTATAAGCCATACTTGCTTGTTGGAATAAGCAGTTACGCAACGTATCTACATAAACTTCATCACCCTTTGTCACCCAATTATCAAAAGGGTCATCGATAAATAATTTTGTTTCTTTATCGAGATGTTTGTCAAAGAATTCCTTCAACCATTGTTTCTTTTCTGGAGTTGCCTCTTTGTTATCTTCATATTTGATAAACGCAACAACTTTAATGCCATAATCTTCATCGATCCAATAGTCTTCTCCAACCTTTTCAAAATGTACCGGAATAGCGTTGCATTGCACATCTATAACTGTTGCCGCTTCAGAAAAATCTTTGATGTAATTACTAATATTTTCATTAGGTTCGTGTTCTTGATTAATCTCTAAGTATTGAATTTCCATTTTTTTCTCCTTTTGTTACTCGATTACAGTAACAGTTACTTTTACTCGTAACCACCGCAAACCCCTTATATATCAAGGTTTCTGGCCACTTTAGTTACTTAGTTACACGTTTTTTTAAGTCTCTCTCTATATATATTTATTTATTTATTTATTTATTTATAAATATATTTAAAAGTAGTAACTAAGTAACTAAAGCAACCGAAACCCTTTATTTTCAATGGGTTTTACGGTTACTTGTTGCAATAACCTGCGGTTACTGAGTAACCATAACCACTACTGCTGCTTTCTTCGCCTCGTTTTCGTCCCAATTAAAATTGAAATCATGCCAATAAACTGGCTTATCTTTAGTTGGGTTAAAAAAATCAAGAGGTTTTTGTCTATCTTTTATCCAACCAACTGGTAAATTCTGTGCCAACTCTTTTTCAAAGTTAGATTTTTTAGGGATAGTATGATTACCCTCGTGACACCATGAGCGGTATACATCCCACAAGAATCTAACTGGAATACGAGTGGAAACGACATCTGACAAATATTCATTAAGGAATTTATAAACTGTGTTATTTTCTTCCTTGAATTCTTGCATACGTTCTTGTGTCGCTTTTGGTTCACTGAATTTATCGAAATCTAAATTAATAGCTTTCCAGAGCACATACTCTAAAACTTCTTTACGATTGATGTAATCATCTTTGATTGCCCAATTATCATCGTTGATGCCAAATGTTTTCTTGAATGGGATAATCACGATACGTCGATATGTCCCGTTTGATTTGTTTTTAAACACTGGCATAGCGTTGGTAGACTGGATAACTGTTTTCTTAAATTGTGCTAAGTAGGGGTTTTCTCCTTTTTTCTCAATCGAAACAGGTTCACCAGTAACAACTGAGTTAAAATTAGAAGATTCATCTACGTATATACCAGCTTGGACATCATCCCCGATGATAACTGTCTTACCTTCGATAATGGCAAGACCGAAACGCTCTGAAAATTGGTTAAGTTTCAAGGGAGCTACGTTTTTTAATCCAACAAGATTGCTAATTAACTGTTGAAACGTACCTTTACCGTCATTACCGTTACCGACCAACCAAATTGATTTTCGATAAGAGTGGTTACCATTCAGCGATGCTGCAATGACTTGCCATAGTAATTCGACAAGCTCACTATCACCACTCATTAAATCAAGCAACCAACTATCAACATCCCATCCATTTATTGTTGGTTTAGGGGCGTTCTCAACTAATTCTGTTTCAATTGTACTGAAGTTAATAAACTTATAGTCAAACGATAACAGTTTCTTCTTTCGCTTATCATAGATGCCATTCTTAACGAGTATAAAGCGTCTTACGTCTCTATACTCTGGTTCAAAGTCCATATACATGTTATTATATTCATATTCCCTGCTCATGTTTGATAGCAAGAATAGAACATTGCGGCATTTTGTTTCATTGAATGTGGGTTCTAAGACATAGATAAGCTGGTAGGCATATCTGTAATCTTTTTGGTAGTATCCACGCTCTGGATCATATATAGCTACTTTCCCATTTTCGAGGGTAATAACATGAGTGTATTTATTTAAACCTTTAGCTACTGCTAATTCTGGCAATGCCTTTGGTTCTTTTTTATCTGGATTTTCTTCCTTGAATTTTTCAAACCAGTCGTTTCGGTAGGCTTTAAGCTTATTCTTAATTCCCTCTCTGCTGCTCGGTTTACCTGGTGAGAGACTAGAGCTTGCAAATTGTTCTCTGTAATAATCGAAATCAATCGTTGTCAAGTCCAATCCTCCTTATCTCTTTGTCTAACATGCTCTTAAATGTCCTTTCAAATTCCTTATCGCCCAAAGGCTCTTGGGTGTTGTTGTTTGCCATCTTTGCAAGATGATAAGTGATTTCTGGGTCAACGCCTCTAAGGAGTAGCCCACCGACAAACTCGGCAAGTGCGTTGTTTCGACCTCCTTTGTCTCCAAAACCTAGTAAGATGCTCTCGAATAACTTTGTGGTTTTTGTACTTCTAACACAGTCACTAGCAAACGATGAGACTTCATAGCTTAATGGTTCTGGTTTCATTTTCTGCAATACTTTTATCAACGCAAGAGGTGCTTCTGTTATGCTTCCATCTTTTGGCGAATGCACTGTATCCCATTCATAGTATCCTTTGGAATTATTGGACGGTGGCACTAATATATAGTTATTAACGTGTGCCTTGATATCTACTCCCTCAATCATCCCAATATTTTGCGATATAGGATGGTTGGGGTCTTTTTTTAAGTAGATATGTCTCCCACCGCTGGGGGTTATAGCTTGCAATGTTGGGGGTATAAGTCTTGCATGTTCCCAATTCCTTAAATTAGTTAAACCGTCAACATCGCCATGCATGTCCACGTCAATGACAAAGAATGTATCTGTTTTAAGTGCAATGTTAGCATCTGGATTATCTCGCCACACCCTCCGAATGTCGTTTTCAGTCATTGGTGGTTTGTCAGCGAAAGAAATAAGAGGGGTTTTGCCATTCTTTGAGATAGGGATAACAGAATAGCCCATGCGTTGATAGTTGATTGCGTAATCAACCATCTCCATAATTAGAATGGAAGGTCAATTTCTGAAATCTCAGTATTAACTTCTGGAAGTGGGATATCGGTAACTTCCAAACGTTTAACGTTTAGATTTTCGTAGGTTTTACCTTGCCACTCAGATTTTTCGTTTTTAACGGTAACTTTAAGAGCTTTTCCTTCCAACTGGTTGAGATAATCTTCCAAGCTACTAAATTTAGTACCATCAGGAATTCCTGAGGCTTTAGCAAGGTTCATGATAGAAGCTACTGGATATTTTCCGTCTTCTTTTTTAGCAAAGATACGATAGAAAATAATGTTATTTTGGAATTCTTGTTGGAAGTCCTTGCGAATACGGAAACGGATGTCAAGGTAGTCAGCTCCTCCTTGAGTAGCATCTTGTTTTGCTAAATCAATAGTAACTTCGTAAGTACCGTCTTTGATAGATCCGAATTCTTTTGCTTGTGAGTAATCAATTGTAAACATAGTTTTTTATCTCCATATATTTTTTTCTTTTTGTTGGTAATAAACCCAACCGGGCTTATATCCGTGTTGTTTAGCGAACTCTTTGAGTTCTTCTACTGTTTGGCATTGGTCACTAGTAACGAAAGTTTCAACTTTACTAGCAACCTCTTGCCGTCTTTCTTCGAGTTCTATTTCTCGAATTATTTCAACTTCTTCTTTTGTCGGTTTGTTTTCGTGACCACACATCGGACAGATACGTTCAGCACTCCAAAAAGTTGCGTAACATTCATCACAAGTCCGAGTTGTTGGTTCACCGAGTTTAAGTTTTTTCTTGGTTTTATTAACACCTTTTAGTGACCATTCACGGTCGGCGTTTGGAAGTCCATGCCTATCTACATTTCCAACGTGGTCGATGATAATAGCTGTTTTGCCCTCTCTTGGGTTTAAAGCCCTCATGGCAAACTGTAAATAGAGTGATAACGATTGAGTAGGTCTTAACATGATGCAAACATCAACGTTTGGAAGGTCAATTCCTTCAGTGAATAGCTCACAATTAACCATTATTGTAAGTTTTCCGTCTCTAAAGGCTTGCATTGCCCTATCTCGCACCTCTGGTGGCGTTTTACCACTGATTGCGATAGAAGTATAGCCTTGCTCGTTAAACGTGTTAGAAACGCTCTCAGAAGCTTCTACGCTATGTGTATATACTATAGCTTGTTTGCCTTTGGCTAACTTCTCATAGTGTCTTATAACGTCACCGTAAATCACACGTTTCATTGTGTCGTCTACAGATTTCTTAGTAAACTCTCCACCACGTTTTTTTAAGTTTGTGGTGTCAATTAAAGAAGGGGCGTAATATTTAAACGGTGCGATGTTTCCGTTGTCTTGTAGCCATTTTACTGGCTTACCAAGAACGATGTCGTCTGCGATATCATCAAACCCACTGCCATCTAATCGGGCAGGTGTACCAGTAAACATGAGAACAATGCTGTTAGAATAGTATTCGATAATTTTGAGATAGGTTTTAGCTTTAACGTGGTGAGCTTCGTCAATTAATATAATCGAAGGCTCTTGTATCCTATCTAGGTTTCGTGCTATCTTAGTAACACTATCAATGGTTACTAAGTTCATGTCAACGCCGTTACGCTTAAAGGTATTAACTACTTGTTCATTGATTTCTTTTCGATGACTAAAGAACAGAATAGTGTTACCTTTATCTGTCGCACCTTTGGCAATGTGAGCCATCACCACGGTTTTACCGCTTCTAGGTGGTGACTGCACCATGATACGCTTATTACCTCTTAAGATTGATTGCTTGATATCATTAACAAGGTCACTCTGGTAATTCCTTAGTTCCATCTAAATCACCAAATTTAAAGAGGTCTTCAATCTTGCAAGCTGTTCGATTATCGAGGCGATTCTTAGCGTAAGTACCTTCGCTGCCTTCCAAAATAAGTCCACGTGCACCTGTTTTAGCATTAACCACAATACGTCCAACGACATCGGTAAGCCCTAATAGTTGGTTGAGTACACTAGCCCTAATCTGTGGTACATACTGAGTTAAAATCTGACCAGTTTCTAAATTGAGTTCGTGGGTGTCTTCCCAAGCTGTCACATAAATATTGATAGGCTTGCTGTAGATAACAGTCAATACTCTTAAGAAGTAATTTGTCCATTGAGAGTAATGTTGAAGCTCATTACTGATACCGTTCTTTGACTTGCGACCTTGCTCAATAAACCAATCTGATTGAAAACTTGAAATGTTATCGATAACAAGGTTTTCATAGTTTTTGATTAAGTTATCTGCTTGGGTTAGAAACTCTGTGATAAATTCAGTTGGATGCTCACGGTCAAAATCTATGATATCCACGTTCTCAGTGCCAGCTAGCACTTTTGAAGAATTATCTAACGACAACACCAAAGTTTTTCCAGGCATGTTTTTTATCAGGGACGTTTTCCCTAATCCAGCCTTACCATAAATCAGTATTCGCCAATTCTTGGTTCGCTGGATATCTTTTGCTCTGATAATTCTCATCTTATGTTAAGGTTTCTCCTTTCTTCAAGAGTAGCTCCCTCAATATGCTTTCCAGATTTAAGTAACTCTTTGAGTGTTTTCTTGTCTGGCTTATAAGTCGCTATTTGATATTCCTTTGGAAGTTTCTCTTCGTTAACAACTACCGCTTTAGATTTATGAAAACCAATCTTAAATAGAGTGGTATCAACTCTGGTTTGACCAGTTTCAGTCATACTAATCGCAAGCGCTGCTTTTAGTTTGTCAATTTTTGATTGATCAGACTTATTTAATCCGTCTAAACGTTTCTTTTCGTTTTTTCGAGCTTCAATGTCTGCCTCAAGCGACTTAATGACTTTGACATATCCTTCTACCTTATTTTCATAATCACTAGTCCAGTCAATCGCTTCGAGTGTGTCGAGTTTCGTTTCATCGTCAATTTCCATGTTATAAATCTCTAGAAACTGACCTGTTAACTCATATAAAGTTGCCATATTTAATTCCTAACCTCCCTAATTGTTGTAATTTTAAATGTTTTCATGGTATACTCCTTTTTAAGATGTTTTATTAAGCATAGGCCATTACCTGTGCTTTTTTTAGTGTTTTAAATCATCCCACTAATTGATCTAATGGCAATCCGTGGTCAGCGTTGAATCGCTCAGCTTTAGTTGTGTAAGATTCCCATTTTGGAATTTCATATACTTCTTCATTTTGCTTTTTGTTTGAAAAAATCCAGTTAAAAATTTTCATTTTGTTTCTCCTCTTTATTAAAATACATGGACACCGCGATCTTTCAATTTATCGCTTAAACGATTTTGAGCGTCGCCATCATATCCACAGATATAGAAACCAAGTCCCAAGTTCTCATTACTATATCTTTTTTTAACAATTTCGTTTTTGTAGATGTCTACAAATGCTTTGAGTTCTTCCAAGTCTTCACTGCATGGATAAAACAACCAGTCGTCGTCGACCACGACGTGCCAGTTATTACCCAGAACTGTCTGTATTTGTTTGTATTCGATATTTGACATTTTAATTCCTTTCTCTTATCCTAACCTCACTAGCTCCTTGGTGCGGTTATAGTGTTTAGTTATGCTATCTCTTGCCAATTGTTATTGAACCAATCTCTGACGGCATCCCGTGGATATCTAACTTGACTCCCACGACCTTTATCAATCTTTGGAAAACAGTCTAAATTGGTTATCCGAAGGAATTCGGTATAGTTACCGATTCCTAACATTGCTTGGCACTGTTTAGCAGTTAAAATCAGTGGAAGTGTTTGATCTATGTCAAACGCTTTTGTTTTGTCTGCTATGACAGTTGTCAGCAGATTATCGAATCGGTCAGCCAATGGTTTGAATGGGTCAGTCATAGTCTTTTTCAACCCCTATTCTAAAACGTTAAGCGTTCTTGATTGAGAAATTTATTGATAAAATACTGCTGACCTTTGCCAGTAACTTTAGTGGTTGTGTTGGTCGTGGTATGTCCGTCAGCGTGGTTAATATTTGTCTTTTTCAACTCAAACAGACCTAACTGCATACTTTTTTGTGTTGGTTGATTCCATGAGTCACCACGTCTGCTAATTAGGTATCCATTTGAGCGTAGCCACTGAAATAGCTTGTTTTGACCAATATTAATACCATTCTGTTTCAAGATTTTAGCTAGTTCGCCGATTAGACAAGATGACTTGCTAGCACTGACAGCGTCAGCAAACAGCACTTTAGGTCGGTCAGCTTCAATCTGAGCTTCTAGCTTATTGATTTTCTTGTCAGCCATAAGCAATGCTCTCGCCATTATTTTCTCTGGACTGTTGAAGTCTTTCTCAACTTTGATGAAGTATTCTCTAACCTCATGTCCTTTATTTGTTTTTGACATCATAGCTAGATGTTCTGCCATGCGGATTGTAACAGCGTAATCTTGTAATTCTTTTGTTCCTCCATATTGATTTTGCTGTGTAGTTGTAACTACGGAGCTGAAATCTTCATTTTCTTTGAACATTTTGAAGTTTTGTTCAACCCATTGACTAAAGCGAGTTTTGACTTCTAATGTTTTATGCAGTTGTCTTGCGCTAACGATAGGTTCATTATTTTTGTCTAACGTTACATTAATAAGTTCATTCATCGTCATTTCCTTTCTTAATTCATTGTTGCATTTCGGGAACGGTTTGCTTAAAAAAAATTCCGATTTCATCCCTACCGTATCCCAGTAAGTCAGCAAGTGTGATAAGTTCGTCAGCGGTAAATGAGATTTTTCCATTCTCTCTCTTGTTGTACTGATTACGAGCCAATCCCATTAGCTCAGCCATTTTCGCTTGAGTATAACCTTTTGCTACCCGCTCGGCTTTCACACGAAGCAAATCAACTTTCATAGATTACCTCCGTTTATTTAGTTTTTATTGCTTGTTCCTTAGAACAATTATAGTATATCTAACACGTTCCCATTTGTCAACACTAAAATAAAAAAAATATGAAAAAAGTTTATTTTTGGGAACATATTGTTTATTTTTGGGAACTGTTGTATAATGTTTATACTATTAAATAAAGGAAAAAAATGTATGAGAAACAACGATGAAATTATTTCACTAATAAAAAGCTATTTAGACAACAGTTCCATGTCAATGTCAGAATTAGCAAATAAAGCTGGGATTTCAAAATCGACTTTATCAAGATATCTTTCAGGTAGTCGGGTGTTCCCGCTGAATAAAGCTGATGATTTCGCTCGCGCTTTAGGTTTAACAACAGAACAATTCTTGAATGTGAAACCTAGCCCGAAAGATATCTCTTCAACCGACATTGACGACATCATAGAAAATGCCATGATGTTCGACGGAAAACCACTGACTGATGATGATAAGCGTGCTATCCGTGGTATTATTGCAGGTTACATGAATAGCAAGGAAAAGTGAGAATTTATGAATGAGAGTGAATTGCTTGAACAGTTCGGCGTTTCTCTTTGTGAATTTAGCTCTAGCCAGTGGACTCGAGATGGGTTTCTAGACCCTGTTAATCGTGTGGTTTACATCAATAGGGATTTACCAACTGAAAGACGTTTAAAGGTGCTACTGCACGAATTAGGTCACTTAGAACACGACCCTAAACAATATGAGCGTCTGCGAGAGAAATACGAGGCTCAAGCAAATAGGAATATGATCCATGAACTGCTTAAAAACGAAAACCTAGATAATTTTAACTACGTCCATTTTATGGAAAAATATAACCTCACCACTATTTGTGATGAGACTTTTGTGAAAAACGAATACTTAAAGTTAATAGAAACTTGAATAAACAATTCGTAGATATTTACAAAATTTAAAACTACGTGCAAAACTGAATCACGTTAAAAGCTGATGGAAGGATTCATATTATGAAAGACGAAAAAAAAGTCTTAGGTATTTTAGCGATTGTTTTTGGTGGAATTTCCCTAACTATTTCTTGGGTTCCTATTTTAAACAATGTTTCATTCTATATTGCTGTTATCTCACTGATTTTGGGTGTAATCGCGTTGATTGTTAACCGTAAAAACAAAAAAGTGCTTGCTATTGTCGGAACTTGTTTATCTGTTGCTTCAATCATCATTGTACTTGTGACTCAATCAATGTATAGTAGCGCTATAGATAATGCTAGCAAAGCAATCGATAAAGCTAGTTCGTCAATTGATGCTGAGTATAGCAAGTCATCTTCCGAAGAAGCTAGTAAAGAATCGGAAGCTGATGCAAAATTCAAGTGGACTGACGCTTATTTTGATAGCATTGTAGACGGTACTACTACTTATGACGAGATTGTAGCAACTGTCGGTGAACCAAATAAAACTGAAACAGATACCGATTATGATATTGATACTGATTCGAAAGTCCCATCTATGGATTGTGATTGGGATTTAGAAGATGGTTCATACTATGCTAGTGTTTCAATTCACTTTGTTCAAAAAAACGGAACTTATGTAGTTGATAGCAAAACTGGTTCTGGTCTTAAATAACAAAAAGCCCCACACTCTCAAATTTTGACAATCATGAGTGCAGGGGTTCTTTTATTAGAATTTTGGTTATTGTGTAAATCTATATTTTTGGGGGAGTAAACAATGGCATCATACCGTAAACGCTCAAACGGATGGGAATATCGTATAAATTATTACGATTCTACTGGTAAACGCAAACCGAAAACTAAGGGTGGTTTCAGGACTAAATCAGAAGCTATCAAGGCTGCTGCTGAGATGGAACTTAAGCTACAAGATAACGTCAATGTCGATGAAGATATTACTCTATACGATTATTTTAAACAGTGGTGCGAGGTTTATAAGAAGCCAACTGTTTCAAAAATAACTTATAAGGCATATATCAACAGTCAGCGCAAGATAGAGTTATTTTTCGGCGATAAGAAGCTAAAATCTATTACTGCCACTGAGTACCAACGTGTGCTGAATAGTTACGCTAAAACTCATGCTCAAGATACTGTCGAGCGTTTTAATGTGCATGTCAAGGCGTGCATTGAAATGGCTGTGCATGAAGGATATATCAAGCGTAACTTTTGCAAGTTTGCTAAAATAAACGCAAAGAACAAAGGGCGTGATATTGAAACGAAATTCCTAGAGGTCGAAGAATACGAGCGATTGATCTACGAGACAAGCAAGCATCCAGAGTATGCGTCTTATGCAGCACTCTATATCATCGCCAAAACTGGTATCCGTTTTGCTGAGTGCCTGGGCTTAACAGTGGATGATATCAAACGAGATACTGGCATGCTATCAGTTAATAAAACATGGGACTACAAGAACAATACTGGATTTATGCCCACAAAAACAAAAAGCAGTATCCGAGAGATACCGCTTGATGATGAATTTATAAATTTTATTGACCAACTGCCACCAACCGATGATGGTAGAATACTACCCTCACTATCCAACAATGCAGTTAATAAGACATTGCGTAAAATCGTTGGTCGTGAAGTACGTGTCCACTCATTAAGGCACACTTACGCTAGCTATTTAATTGCCCACGATATTGACTTGATTTCTGTATCGCAAGTTTTAGGGCATGAAAATCTGAACATCACACTTGAAGTTTACGCTCATCAATTGCAAGAGCAAAAATCACGCAACGACGAAAAGATAAAACAAATGTGGACAGAATGTGGACGAAACGCTTTAAAACCGCATGGTTAAAGGCTTTAAAATGTCCCCTGCCAACGAAAATATATAAAATTTGAGAATAAATGAAGCTGTAAAGACTTAATTTTACTAAGTTTTTATAGTTTTTATTTTTATTTATTTTCGTAGATTTTTGAAAAAGGTGGACAGAATTGTGGTCACCGACATACTAATAGACGGACAAGAAACCGATCATTTGAACGGTTAAAAGATTTCGTTGTCCTGTTTCATTTCAGACAAGGCAGAAGCTGTTAGGGTCTTCTCTGCGAGATCTCCTTCTTCAATCTCTTCGGAAGTGTAGTAATAGTCAATGATTGGGCATTTCTCTAAAATCTCGTTGTATGCTCCTCTGACAACGTAGATATACTCATCCGTTAGTCCTTCTGCAATATCTTCTTCCAACTCTTCTATCAAGTCGGAATAATCATAAGAGAATGTATATTTGCCCGAATCTATCCATTTCTGGACTTTTATGATTGTTTCGAGCTTCAGATTCTCTATTTTTCGCTCACCGTTTCTTACCCTAGTAATTGCTGAACGACTAATTCCTATTTCTCTTTCTAAATAATTAGCTGGTATAGCATTGTTCATTAAAACTGTTTCAACTCGTGCAACATTTATTATCATTTTAGATTACATCCTTCTTTGTCTTATAGCCTTTATAGTAGCATTTGATATCACGTTCCAATTTAGTAGCATTAATGAATCTGTACTTATCTAAATCAAGAGTATCAATCTTCTCAATGATTTTATCAAGTTTGTTCTCGATGATATCAACGAAGTTCAATTTACTTGCTTTGACATTAACAATTAAACGACCATTTTCTAGGTCATGATATTTGTTGTCTGCTGAATGATTTGATAAGCGAATTTCGTATTTTCCGAAATCTTTGTACGCACTATCTTTCATGCTAGATAGATACCATCCGTCAAGATTTTCGAAAGCTTTCTCTAATCTATCCATTTCTTGTGCGTATTCTCTACGTTGCTTATTACTTCTGTTAAAACTGCGCTTTCTATATGAGTTATATCTACTTTTTCCGTATGCCATTTTTACTTCCTTCTTTCTTTTTTCACTTCATACATTTTGTCCCTTTTTTACGACCTGATCTATAAGCTGATAGAGTTACTTTCCCAGAAATGTTAATCCAGCAATCATAGTCTTCGTTGTATTCGTAAGGGTAGCAAGCTATTTCAGAATTGTTATTGTCTTTAGTTATTCCACGGACAACTTTCCCGCTCTCTACGTACACTTTTTCGTCATAAACTATGTGCCAACCATCTTTAATTTGTGTCATTTTTACTTCCTTCTTTCTTTTTTTAATTAAGCTACTTCCCAAACTTTTTCAGAAATGTAGTAAGTACCAATGCTATCACCATCAGCGATTACTTCGATACCGTAGTAAGCACCAACTTTGTGCATTACTTCGTTGAATTTCACTTCTTTAGCGAAATTCAACACTTGCACCATTGAATGTTTTCCAGCTTTACGCATTTTAGCTTCTACAGCTTGGAATTTAGCTACGCTAGTGTTTCCTTCTTTAGCATCAGCCCAAGCAATTTTCATAGCTTCAGAGATGTATTCGATAGCTTTACCACCGAATTTCTTAACTGCTTCTTTAGCGATTTTCCATGCGTTTGTCATAATTTTTTTCATTTTGTTTACCTCTCTCTTTATCTTATGTATACATTATATCTTACTTGTTGACATACGTCAACGTTTTTGATAAAGAAATTTATATTTTTTTGCAAAAAAAGAAAACCCTGACTAATTCAAGTCAGGGCGAGAGAGAGTTTATCGAAGACTCATCTTTTAACTGTGTCCATTAATATAGTAGCATTTCTATCAAAATAAAGCAAACAAAAAAACCTCCCTCAGAACGTATCTGCGCTTATTCGTGAGAGGCCATTGATATATGTATATTATAACACAAAAAAATAAAAACGCACCAGACCCCGTAGAGTTACTGGCACTTTCCTAGATATATTATAACACAAAAAAAGCCCCAGCAAAATGCTGAGGCTTCGACCACTACTGCCATGATATCCCTATTGCAGTCTTAGGGGAGGTGATATACTCCTTTTTATTTTTTTAGTTTTCGTGGTCTATTGGTAATAGTTTACCAAGTCGTCCTTATTCCAACAAGATAGCCATACTGGACCGAATTGTCCAAACTCGAACAGTCGCCAATAATATCCGCCGTAGTATCCACCGTTGCCAGTGTCTACAATGTTGGTTTCATCACTAGAGAATGAAAAGTACATTCCAGCTTTAAAATCTTGGTCTGCTCCATCTGGAAGGTCGTTTCCATCTTTATCAACCCAGTTAACCATTGTAACCGGGATTCCGTTTTCCAAATAATCAAACCCAATTGGGCTTAAATAATCACATTTAATCTGCCAAATGCCGTTAACGTATTTGACTTCATTGGCTTCATAGTAAGCCTTTTGTTGTGGAGTTACTGCTGTATTCGCTTGGTTTTTGGTTTGTGGTGCTGATTCAGAATAGCGCCAAACCTCGATATATGCAGGCTTATTAGCTTCATAGTAATCATTCCACGGATACGTATTGATAGCTTGCCCTGCTGCTCCTTGAGTTGAGTAGTCACAAGAAATAAAGTTTACGCTATCCATCATTACACCAACGTGTCCACCAGCTCCCCCAGAGCTAGCCATGTCTGCGCCCCACGACATCAATACGATATCACCAGTTTCAGCATTCCAGTCTTCATTACGACTTATACGATAGAAGCCATTTTTAGCAAGTTGTTGACCAAGTGTGACAGTAGATGGTAGCCCTTGGATAGGAATGCCTGCCTCTTTTAAGGCTTGTGACATAGAACCAGAGCAGTCGGCTGTTCCGTCTGATCCATTACGTGAGCCATACATCGAGTAGGTAAGCAGATTGCGATGATTGACAAACCAATTAACAAGAGATTGTGGGACATTCATTTTAGTATACCTCCTTGTCATCTAGTGGTTGAATATAACTCAATGCTCGTTCACTGTCAGCAATCCCCTTAGTTGTTGGATCGGTAATAATTCCAAGAATAACCAAGATTCCGACAAGGGTATTAATACCCTCTTGGATGTTGTTTGGGACATGAAGCCCAAACTGTTGCAACATAAGGAACACTGCTGAAATGAGAGCTACTAGAGTAGCTTTGTTTTGTAAACGCAATTTAAAATTAATCATTTTCTTCTTCCTCTTCTTCATCTAATAGGATGAATTTTTCTTTATCGATGTTTAATCGAATATACCTGTCTATGTAAGGGAATTTAACTCCCAAAGATGACAGGTTAGCCAATATACTTGAACCGTATGCAGCCATCATGGCATATATGAAAGTGTCTATCACGCTTCCTAAGTGCATGAAAATCGCAAACGGATAAAAAATTATAACAAAAAGCGCTGTAGCTAAATGACTAACAAGCCCTTTTCTAAATTTAAAGCTTGAAAGCTCGTGAAAAGCCCACGCCCTTGAAACGCCTAAAACAATATCGCTTCCAATCATTTCAATCAGTAAGCATACCGAGAGATGCTCGTCAATGCCATGCTCGTAGAAAACTCGAACGATGTTTAAAACTTCATATAAGCCATCTGGTTTCTGCATTGCACGCTCCTTAACTACTCTTGTGTAAGTTTTGCCAAGAGTTCGTCGTCATTAACCATAGCGGCGATTAGTTCTTTTACTTTTGGTTTTAATACTTTTGGGACTCGTTTAAATGTGTAGTTATCATTAACAATATTGATGGCGAATAGTTTAGCAAACATATCTTTTTATCCTTTCTCTTTATCATCAGTCAAGTCGTCATCAGTCAACACTTTTTTCTCGTAAAGTTTATCAACGATATCCATCAACGTTACTTGTGCTGCTTTTGATAAATCTTGATGTTTCTTAATTTGTTCTTCAATTTTGTTAAATTTCTCGTTTTCAGCACGTTGAGGGAAGTTTTCTTGGTAAATCACCTCTAGTGCTTCTTTTAACAAATCAGTGTTTGATAAGTCGATTTTTTCGACTGGCAAAAATACGGGAACGTAAGCTCCTTCGCTATTTTTCAAAACTACTTTTGTAGCATATGCCGCTCCGCTTGCATCGTATTCTTTAGATTTTGAATCATATTCAAATTTCATAATTTTTTCCTTTCTTTTTATAACATAATTGTTAGTTGACCTAGATATGCTACATCTTTTCTTGATTGCAAAACAACAAAATTGTTATCACCTTCATTGACCTGTACCTGAGATTGGTTATCGGCAAAAATAGTCCAACCTGTGATTGTAAACATATAACTTTGTGGTGCTTTAAAAACTTCTTGAGGCACACTAGCCAAGACAAAATCTCTACCCGTGCCTCTAAAATTATATTTAACGGTCAACACATCTCCGACTCGTTTATAGAAACTACCTTCAACGCCTGCATATTGCCATCCAGTATTGATGAGATTTGTATTATCATTCCTAGCAAACTCTTTCCAAGGCTCCCAATCATCAATGATTCTTGACCATCGGTGATGCCTGAAAAACAACCGACCATCATTGCTCCAAAAAGTCTGAATAGCTTCTTTATTTCCGTCAGTGTTCTTACCATTACAACTGTAATGGAATAAGTACCCCAAATTCCCAACAGGATTTCCAGGTGCGGCTGTAAAAAGATAGTATTGACCAGGTTCGTCAAGTTTGTTTGCATCACTAAGCCACTTCGGTGATCCGTTATTGGTAGTTAGCTGATATTGTTGAATCTGGCTATCATTAGCATAAATATCACCATCGACGTCAAGCGCTCCACGTTCCCGATATTTACCAATCCCAACGCCTTGTCGGTCATAGGTCATAATAACTTCATCGGTTGGAACAGTAACTTGGAATGAAGCGCTTGTAAACTCATCTTCTAATTTACCTGTAACTATATAAGATGTATCAGCTGGATAACTATTGCCAAGGGGAGCATCAGATGCGTTAAATTCAGAAACCTGTGACCAACTTCCACCGGCTTGTCCATTATCTGGAACTTCGTTATCAGAATTGATTTTTCGTGTAGTAAAAGTTAGCTTCATTGTGTTTTTCTGCACGCCGTTAACCGTCAATGGTGCAATTTTAGCGAACCTCTTAATAACTAGTACATCTAACTTCTTATCACTTCTCTTCACCTCAAATTTAAGTGCTGGGCTGAAATAGAATAGAAACGTTATTTTCGTCTCTATCCAATCAGACCAGATTCCACGAGAGTCTTGAACTCTACCTCTCAAAGTCATTTGAGTATCTTGGTTAACAGAAACCTCACGGAACACCCCGCCATTAGTTGAAACAGAGTTGTTAGCACCAACGATTTCAGCGTAGTAACCAACTATGGTAGCTCCGCTCTTGGCTTTTGCTCCATTGAAAACAATTTTCACAAGCGACATGATGGATACAAAATATTTCTGTTCTGGGATCATCCTTTGAGATGTAGCATTGGCATCTGTCAAAGTGAATCCCGTGAATGATGGTTTTAGGTTGTTTGTGATAACACTTGCTGTCAGTGTTGTTGACTGCGTTTGAATGAAATTTCCATTAATATAAGTATCTACATATATAGTACCCCGTCCACTTGTTGAATTTGGTATATCGTTAGCGAAATTTTCTGGTATTGTCCATTTATACAACGTTCCAACATTGTCGGCAATTTTACCTTGTTTGTTTCCCCAAGCGTAGCGTAGTGTATGTGTAGCATCACCTATTTTTCTATCAATAGAAATGTCTACTTGATTACCAATAAATCCATCAGACACTCTCACCGAACTACCCCTTGGAATAGTTGTCAGCGTTATTTGTTGATTCCCAATGTCTAGATTTCCGGGACTCCAACCACCAGAACCATTAAAGTGAGCATTTACTCCAAATGAGCAAGAACCATCATCTGAGTGATTAATAGTAACTGTTTGATCTATTAATTGGACTGTTTGATACCAACTTAGAACGCTAGGTGAACCAGACCAATTCAATCGTTGACCGTTAAATTCGACATAAGCACTACATTGATATTGAGCAAACGTAGTTGTCGTATTTAAAAATGCTAATCGTAACCTAACTTGACTTGTATTGTTTTGGATATCTTGACCAACCTGGTCGACCCAAAGACGGATACGATATCCACGGTCGTTATTTGACCAAAATTCCGCCATGATTAACTACCTCCTACATAACGAATGACATTTCTGTCAGGGTTAATAATATCTTGTTCTTCACGATAACGTCCAATTTGAATAGTTTTCGAGAAAATACCATTCTCGATGTGAATGACACCTTGTGAGATATACATTACCTCATGTCCAGCTGAGAACATTGAGATACGACCGTTTGGACTAAACAGCATAGAGCTAGAATTATCAGTTTTACCAACAACAAGACCCTCGTTTGATGCAGTCATGTAGCTATCGATGAAATTCCAACGTTCTGACATATCATTTAAGTCGTTTTCTAGTTTGGTTACACGAGCACTTGCATCAGCTAAATCTTTTTCAGCTTGTGCACGATTGGCATTGTTTGCGTTAACGAAATCTTGATAGGCTTGCTTCCATTGGTCAAGTGTATCAAGTGAGGCTTTAGCAGCAAGTTCAGCTTTAACAATAGAATTCATTTCATTCAGCTTGTTGAGTTGTGCTTGCGTAAGGACATCATCGGCTTTGGAATCAATCTCTTCTTGTATGTCCTCGATGGCTGGTGTCCATGGAGTAGGTATATTACCTTCTTCTAGCTTGATATTCTTGATTATTAACCAATTACCGTTTGTTGTTGGCATACCTGCCAAGTAGACAACTTGATTTAAATCACCTGATAACGTTTCTTTACTTGTCAGAACACATGATACTTTAGTCCATTGATTTGCCAAAGCTTTATTCATAAGGACAGTATCAGTCAATTCAGCTTGGTAGTTGCCTCTTATTAGCGTTGCTGAAAAACTTACATCAACACTTGGTTTTACATCAAACGAAAGAGTGTACTGTGTGTTTGGTCGTATGAGTTTACGCAACAAACCTTGATATTGAATGTAGTTCCCACCAGTATTTGCTGTTTTTGTACCTTTGGTTAATTTAACAGCACGAATACCATCGATATTGACTTCTTCAACGCTCTTGTCACCATTCGACATCGTCCAATCCCAATTAGTAATACCTTGATTGGTTTTTACAAGTAAGTTCCGACCGCCAACCGAAATACTTCCAGCAGTATCATTCCATGTATAATCTGCTGGATTTGTGCTGTCTTCTTTGAAGAAGTTGGTAAGTACACCTATATATCGTTTACTTCCAGTCTGAGTAAGACTAAAACCATCTCGTCCATCAGCACTGTCTGCATAAGCAAAGTGTACGTAAGGAGTCCGTCCGTCTGCTCCAGCTTTTCCAGGAATGCCATCACGACCATCACTACCTTTCCACTTCGTCCAACGATAGTCTTGAGGGTTATTACTATCAACTTCATTGAAATCTTGGTACATTCCAATGTATGGTTTATTGACATCTGTTTGACTAAAACCACTACCAGAAACAGTGTCGGCATAAGCAATATGGGTGTAATGTGTTTTACCGTCAGCTCCCTTAGGACCGGGTATTCCTTGGTCTCCTCTTGGACCTTGTGGACCTCGTTCACCTTGTGGTCCTTGTGCTCCATCGTTACCTCGAATGAGACTCCAAGTATAGTCGGACGGATTAGGACTATCTACTTCCATATAGTTTGTGTATTGACCGATATAGCTTGGATAATCAGAAGTTTTGACTTCATTTGTTGAAGGCATCCAAGGAGTGGCTACTGAACCTTCTTCCCATTTATGACCGGCAGTCCATAAAGCTGAATCCTTAGCATTACCTCCCATATAATAATTAGCATATACAATGTCTCCTTTTTTCAAAGATACAGAGAAACTATCTCTAAACCAGTCGAAATTATTTCCTAAGACCCATCTAGGCATGAGGTAACTAGCGTCTCTACCATTTATAGCTAAATATGAACATACATTCGCATTGTCTCCTGAACTTTTAACGTATGCTGAGAAAGTATATATTCCATCTTTAGGGATAGTAAATTCTTTATATAAACTCCACCATTGATATATTCGTTTTTGAACAATTAGACCTTTATAAGTTCCGTCAGATCCACCTTCTAATGCTCCAACCCAATTACCACTAAAATCTCTTGTACCATCCAGCAAATTCAAATTAGGATAAATTGTAGTGAATCTATCCTTACCATCTGCACTGTAAGACCATGCTGTATGGAAATATGGCGTTTGTCCGTCAGCACCTTTAGGACCAGGTACGCCTTGAGTACCGTCAGCACCCTTTACGAGCGTCCAGTTATATTTTGATGGGTCTACGCTGTCAGATTCTTCAAAATCAACGTATATACCGATGTATTCACGATTTGAGTCAGATGTTGAAAAATCTTTCTTACCGTCAGCACTATTTGCATAAGCTATGTGGGTGTACTGTGTTCTTCCGTCAGCTCCCTTAGGACCGATGTCTCCTTTTTCGCCATGTTTCCCGTCTGATACATTAAAAAAAGTAACTTCTTCTGAAGCTACTTCTTTATCATCAACCCAAGCAGCAACCGTCAATGTTGTTGGTTCTGTAATATCCGACGCTACCATATCGTAAGTCATACCAGAATATTTAATAGTACCGTCGATCACAAATCGATAGGTTGCATCAACAATTTTATCGCCTTGTTTCAAAACTGGCTTAACAGTAGAACGACCAACACCATTTTTAAACGCTGTACCGTTCGTTGTCCTTATCTCAACATGATATGGCAGTGACTTAGAAACAATCTCATCGATACGTTGTTGTAATTCGCTAGACGGTTTATTATCCAACTTTCTGAAATTAGTAAAAACGACCGAATTATTTTGTGGCATATCGAAGCTGATAACCATTTCAGAAACTCGAGCTTCAAGTGCTAGACCATCTATAAAATTATTATTAATAATCTTAACCGTATCACCTAGATTGATGTCATTGTAGTTTTCCAAGAAACTAGATTGAACACTTACGGTATATGTCATTAGAGGATAAGCATATTGCTTAATAGTACGCAAGGCATAAGCCTTGAGGGAATTGATGTCTGCATACTCTGTTTGAAAGTCCTTGCGTGTCCATCTATCTATTTCATTAGCACCACCCATTGCAGATGGATATTTATCTGCTGATAAAGGTGCGTAAACCATTGGACTGTCTTTAAATGAGTAGAACTCTACTTGTCCTAACTCATTCTTTTCCTCAAACACAACGCTTCCTAGTGTTAGTCCGTCTTTTCCAACGAAATACCCAGCGTTAAATAGTTGAGTCTTATCACTAGATATTTGAACACCTTTCAATCCAGTTTGATAGTAAAGAGTTACATCTCCTCGAACCTTTCCAATACCGTGATGGTTTTCGTCAGGACGTTGGTAGATGTCAATGACAAACTTTTTCAAAGTGCCATCTCGGTTTAAATCGGTACGAAAAACAAACTCAGCATCAAACTGGTTCATCAAGCTATGAAGCTGTTCTAGTTTAGTGCCATTTTGTGATTCAAACGTGATAGTTCTTGTTCTATCAGGAATCTCATTGAAACCAATTTCAAGACCAGCAAAACCAAGTAAATCAAGGTTTTGAAGATACCACTCAATGGTTTTAGGGCCATCAACACTGGCTAACGGACGAGAGATTTCTGCTGCTAGTTCCAAGTTAGTATTATTACAAGTCACTTGAAAATTAAAATCATTTTCAACGAGTTGAGAAACATAAAAAACGTGGTAGGAATTGTCGTAGTAAAATGACACGTACATCTGGTCATTGATATATTTGATATCATCGTGTAACTTACCATTTACGATTTTAGGAATTGTGAAATCAAATGTACTTGTTGAGTATTCAAGGTAAGGGTGCCATTGACTATTCGAATAAGGTAACATTCCGGGGATTTCATTATTCAATGCACACACTTTGCGCATGCTTCTGTCATGAATCCAAATCTGCATTAAACAAAACGCTCCTTCCAACTAATTTCAATTGTTGGGTCATTTTTTATCCAACTATTAGTATAGATATCGATTTCTGTTTCACCAGTTCCAATGCTAAATGGCTCAGATAAGTATGTTAACTCATCATTAGCTGGCAAGTTATCGATGAGGGTTTTGCCTTTTGACATATCTACTTCAAGGATAGAACCCATGTGAAAACGATTAGGGATGTCTTCCTCTTTGGTAACGTGGTCTTTTCGATAAATAAAATCATCCAAATACATATGTGTTACAAGAGGAGCATTCCCAACCTTTCCAAAGATAACATGGATTTTATCTGATTTTTTACCCTTTATTTCAGGAATAGAATATCTAGGATAAGAACCCCACCAATAGAACTGGACGACATCATCAAACCGCATTATATCTGACCAACCCCTTGGTTCATTAAATGGGTTATGTTGCTCGATATGTGTACCTTGAAAATACTTCCTATCGATAATACGATAACCTCCCCTACCATTACTGCCTAAAAAGTTATATTCACATCGCAAACCATTGTAACGCTTAAATGTTTCGACACCATACAAGAATGTGCCACTTGCGTCTGTGACACAAATTTTAAAATAACCCATTTGACTTGCAGAACCAAGCCAAAAAATTTGTCTCCACCAAAAATATTCGTACAAAGCACCTTTTTCACCATTAGAGTCTCTTGGGATGTCAAATGTAACTGATGCTGTCTGACCACTCTGTAATGCAATGTGAGGACGACCCCAAGCATTGTCAATGTAAAGAGTTCCGTTTGGTCTGTTATCGTTTATATCGTTTGATATACCAACGTTTTTCAACCCTTGAGCTAATCCATTAGGGATTCTGTGCTCTCCGTTTGATGAAGCATAATCAAATAGTACCTCTGATTTCTTGACCGTTTGTGTATCCCATTCTTTTGGATTACCAATCTCGTAGCTTTCAATAGCACTTTTTACAATACCGACCCATCCATTATCAGAATTAAATTTCAATTTAATATCTGGGTAAGTTTCAGCTGTACCAAAATTCTTTAGCGTAGCTTTGTAGTGACCTGTAGATATTTTCTTAATACTTCCGTACTTCGTTTCACCATCACTACTTACTAGAGCTTGTGCCTTATTTTCGCAAGAGCTTTTTGGAACATCAAATGTAACCGTTATCCTTGCTGTAATTGGTGCGGTGTTCTTATCTACAGTTAAGGACACTTGACCAGATGGAATAGCTTCCCAAACTTTGTTGGGTTCGTCACCAAAAATCAATGTTTTCGGTTTATCTACGTTGAGATATCCACCCATATTTTCAGCTATGCTATTAAAGTAATCATAACTACCAACAAGAGTAAACGTTACTTGAATCTGCTTAACCGATAAGGTATTATACAGAAATTGCTGACCATAGCGTTTTTGTCCTTTATCTTGATAGTTGTTATTAAAGTTGGATGCTATGTTTCTCACAACATCAACTGGAACGGCAAGACCTTGTTCATCATTAAATAATTCGGTTAGGTCTTTATCGTCAAAAATAACTGACATTCCTATCAAATTATGCTACCTCCTAACAACGCTTGTCTGCGCTCATAATCGTTCGTTGCTTTCGTCATAAACGGTGCTAAACCGTTTGATACGCTTGTACCATCGATGATGTTTTTAATCTCGATTGGCTTAGATTCATTCGTTACTAACTGACTCAACAAACCAATCATAACATCTAGCTTGTCTTCTAATATAGAAACACGCTGATGGTTTGATGTGTTATCGATGTTTCCTTGTTGTGTATCGCCAGCAAAATGTGCTACTGCTTCAGTAAGCAATTGCCATGCTCTGCCTCTTTTAGCAATATCCGTAGGAATAACGTATTCTGGCATATCACCCTCAGCCAATTCATAAACACCGTTCTTGCGGACTAAACCACCATTAGCATAGCCGTGAGTTGCAACATAGTTAAATGCCGAATCTGATGTTCCATAACGATGCTTGATGTAGTTGATTGCAGCAAGCAAATTATCATATCCGTTGCGGATATTATTGTGACCTGGGTGCTTGTATGCATTAAATGTACGACCAATAGTTTGCATCAATCCAATTGATGGGTCGCCCATTCTTGCATTAATATCCCAGTTATTTTGTGCGTTAGGGTTACCTCCAGATTCCTTCTGTATAGTCGCTAAAATCTTAGACACACGGAAATCGGTTGGCTCTATACCGTTAGCTTTCAACGCTTTAATTACAGAGTTACGCCAACGAGCAGCTCCTGCTCCTTGTGGGTGATCTTCACCCCCACTTGCTGGGTTGAGCAATGGACCAAGAGTTTTCTTAATCCAATCGAACATACCCCCAACTTGGCGTTTAATCAAAGTTTGAAGTGGATTGTTGCGGTCTTTTAGAGGTTTTCCATCATCTCCACTGCTTCCAAAATCTCGAATACCAAAATCAAGGAATGTAGCAGCATTTCTGATGTGACGTCCTGTGTATTGATGATACTTACCATCACCAAGGAAGTTGTATTCTTCACCATCATAGGTATTACCGTGTACAGCAGTTACAAAGTCAACGTGGTTACTTGAAACTGGACCACCATTATAGACAGCCACAGTTCCCGGTTTTGGTCTACTCAAATGTGGCACTCTAGCACGAATCCATTGGTTACCATCCCCTAGATGACTAAACAAACTCTGATTAACACCTAGATTTGCTAAACGACTAGCTACGAACGATACACATTCACGGAAGTAGTAACCCCAAGGGTCTGCTCCAGCGTCTTTCGCTTTATCTTTAAAACGGTAGTCATCACCTTTAGCACCAATTGCCACAGTACCTTCGTCCATTGAGGTATTAGCCATTGACCATAGCTCTTTCCACCAGTTTTTTGCTTCTTGGACTGGTTTCTTATATAGTGCATTACCAAGATGGCTAAACATACCGTCTAACTTATCAGAGTTAGGACTGAATTTCTTAGAGAGTGTTCCTACTGGGTCTTTAATTGCGTCTCCGATAAACTCAATCATTTTCCTGAATTTATCGACACCATCCTTCATGGCATCCCAAACTGAACCAGCTACATTAGTAGTTGTATTCCATATCTTAGACCAGAAACCAGTGCCTTTAGCATAAGCTCCTTGCTTAATACCCATAATCATAGCTAATTCACTAGCGTTAATTACTTCAGACCCTGCTGGCAATAGATATTCAACGTTTCGACCTTTTGGCAAGAATGTTTTACCATTAGGCAAGATAACCATTTCTTGGTTGTTTGTTTCTGGGCTGTCATTACCATCGTTTAGTGTGGCAAGTGTAGGCTCGGTAATTGGATTTCTAAATGAGTTAAAAATACCTGTACCATTAGCAAACTTAACTTCAGGAATTTTAGAAATAGCATTTTTGCTACCACCAAAATCGGAAATCAGTTTATTGATACCATCGATACCGTCGTTTGGTAATTTGATAACTGCATTAATACCATCCTGAGCAAGTTTCTTCATTCCATTCCACATGTCGCCAAAACCTTTTGAAATTCCATCCCAAGTATTTTTGAAGAAATCTCCAATGGATTTGAGCGTGTCAGTAATCACTTTGGTAATGTTAACTCCGAACTTGTCTTGTGTTAAAGCTCCTATTTCATCCCACTTTTTCGATAGGAATGTTTTAGAGTTTTCCCAACCGTCTGACCAATTCTTAGCGATATCTTTGTGGTGATTGTTGATATCTTTGCCAAGGACATTCATGGCTTCCGTAGAATTTTTATGGATCCCTCCCCACGTTTTAGATGCGAATTCCTTTATACCATCCCACTTTTTGCCCCAGTCCTTACCAATGTCGCTCATGTGTTTTGCAAAGCCTTTAGCCATAGTTTTTACATGACCAACGGTGTTATCGACAAATTTCTTGAATTTCTTATTGTGTTTGTAAATTAAGGAGAAAGCCCCAGCAACAGGATTTGCAATAAATAAAAGGACTTGTTTCCAGTCCTTTTTAAAGAAATCAATTATCTTACCAAAGATTTCTTTGGTAACTTTGAAGATTTTATCAAAGGCTTTTTTAGCAGCATTGAACATGCCGTCTACAAAGGCTTTGAATTTCTTATTGTGTTTGTAAAGCATCACTAAAGCAGTGATAGCCATAGTAACCCCAGTCACTATCAAACCAATTGGATTAGAAGCCATGGCTAGGTTCATTAACTTTTGAGCAATCGTCATACCTTCTGTAGCTTTTTTCCACGCTCTAATACCTTTGACGACATTTGTAATCCCGCTAGCAATTTTAGAGCTTACAAAATAAGCAACAAACATAGCACCGACTTCTTTAATAGCTGTTTTATGCTGCGCAATACTTCCTAAAGCCGTTGATAGAGATGTAACTGGCCCTTTAGCCTTCTTACCGTTACCAGTCATTAGGTTAAAAGCACCAGCGACACCTTTAATCATGTCGATGGCAACTTCCCAAATACCAGCACCAAAATCATTACCGATGCTCCACGTTGCCTTAAGGCTATCTTTAACTTCTTTAAAGAAAGCTACAATTTTAGGGACGTTGTTAGCAATACTCTTACTCAGATTATCGACAAACTTATTAAGACCGTCCATTAAGCCATTAAGTTTATCTGTACCATCACCAAGGTTAAACACTTTAGAAAAGGCATCCATGATAGTGCTTAAACCTTTAGAAACATGTTCCCCTAATTCTTTAAATTTAGTTTCAGTATTAGGGTCAGCAACCCAATTCCCAATCTGTTGTAAGAATGGGTTTTTCATTTTATCAATCGGATCACGGAAAGCAGCAACTACCGCTGGCATACGAGATTTGATAGTTCTTTCAAGACCACCGATTGTAGTTGAGAAGTTAGCTGTAGCATCTTTATACTTGTCTTGCAACTCAAACAAGGCTTTTTGAGCCATTTCAGCAGTAATCTTGCCATCATGTTGCAATTCAGCATATTTATCTTGGGTCATGTCAGCAATCCCAAGCTCTTGTGCAGCTACCTCTTTAAGTTGATTCTTCATTTCTGGGAAGACATTGATGATTGACATCATGTCTTGCCCTTGGACTTTACCATTGGCAATCATTTGAGCCCATTGAGTAGAGAAATTCTCAACAGCTGCATCAGTCTGACCAAACGCATCTTGCAATGTCAAGATAGCTTGCGTTTGTTGTTTGGTTAACTCGGTATTATGAGTAACGGCATAGAATTTTTGGTTCATGCTGTCAACCATTTCAGTCGAGTTAGCCGCTGCCTGCGCCATCTGGTTGGTCATATCAACCATCTTCTTACCTTCTTCAGCATTACCCGTCAAAGTAAGCCAAGTGGCATTCATTGTTTGTTGGTATTTGACGTACTCTCCACCTGAGCTGATTAGTTCATCAAACTTTCCTTTGATAGATCCCAAAGTACCTAGGAAAGTGTTGCTGACTAAATTAGCGGCAAACGTAGCACCAAATAGACCTTTTAGCCGTGATGTTTTTGTTTCAGTCTTATCAATTTCATTCCCTAAATGTTCAAAACTATTTTTTAAACGACCAACAATCGTTCTTGAATGTTGAATTTGTTTAATCTCATTATTTAATTTTTCAGCAGTATTGCGAGCACGAGCCATGCTTGTCGCTGTCTCGTCTAAGCGTTGCTTTTGTTTGCGGTATTCATCGCTAGTTTTCCCTGATTGTTTAGCAATACGCTCAAGCATTTCTTTTTGTTTTTCATACTGCTTGTTTAAATTAGCAATTGCTCCCTTGTATTGCTTGAGCTGTTCTTGTCTCGCTTCATCTTCCTTGCCCTCAGCCTTTAAACGCTTGATGTAGGTATCAGAAGCCTCGTTTTGGGCCTTATATTCCTTTTGAAGATCTGCTAAACCAGACTTATGATAATCAAGGCTTTGCTTGGCTTTTTTCTGTTGGCTTTCCAACGATGCCAAGCGTGTAGTAGCTTGGTCAATCTGTTGCTGGTATTTAAGGAATTGTTCAGCAGTTTCAGCAGTAGTCCCTTTGAGCTGAGACTGTTCTTGTTTCAGTTTCTCAATTTTTTGTTGTTGATTTTGGATAGAATTACCCAAACCGTCATATTTGGCTTGTGCAGCACCTAAGTAGTCCCCAGCACTACGCATCTGACTTTCTTGAGCCTTCCAAGCGTTAGTAGAACTATTGACTAACTGAGTTAAACGTTTAATCGAGTTAGCCGCTTGTAGCGTGTCTAAGGCGATTTCAGTAGACATGGTAGCTTGTACTTTTGCCATATATTATTTCCTCCTTTCTTTTAAAAATTAGAGTAATGTGGTTGGGTCAACAACTCTATCTTCTTCCTCTTTAGCATTTAAAATTTTCATTAGCTCATAATAGTCAGTGTCATAATATTGATCTAGCGTCCACCCAAAATCTTGAATTGATTTTTTAGCAACAATTTTTAAATCTTCGATGCGATTTTCTAAATCGAAAATCTGTTCACCTTTTGACTTTATTCTTTTGGGTCAACTTCACCAGTGGAATTTTCAAGTTGTTCATCTGTTAATCCGTACATATAACCAACCAATTTTTCGGCAATCTCTTGTGTACGTTGGTTGTCCAAATCAAGCAATTTGTCATAAGCTTCATCGTCCAAATTGAGAATGGCACGGATGAAACCAAGCATTTCTTTGAGAATTGTGAAACTAGCTTGTGCTTGCTCTTGTGTGTCGCTTCCCTCAATAGTATCGCTGATTTTAAGTACAGCAAGTTGATATTCATGCATACGTAAAACATTTCGGTTACTTGTAAATACTTCAAATGATTTTTTACTGATTTCTGGGATTTTAATAGTTCTAATTTCCATTTATTTTTTTCTCCTTCTTAAAAAAAATAGAGGCCAGGCCATAAGCCTGACCTCTAGCTAATTATTTAACATTTCCAGCGAGTACGTAACCACCAAATACTTCTTTGTACATATTTACTTTATCAAATGCAGAGTCACCAGTATAGTATTTCTTGAATGGCTCATTGTTAAATGCAATTGCAGACAAAGCATTATATGTAACGTGGTCATCTTGACGAGTTTGAGCAGTATCAGTATCTGTAGCAACGTTTTGAGTTGGTTCTTGCATAATACCATTAGCAAATCCAAAGAATACTGAGTTCTTGCGGTCAAGAGTTTCAGATTCAATCAATACCGCTACATGTGGTTTGTCATCCTGTTTGACGTATCCACCTTTCCCATCGCCTTTATATCCAAGAATTTTTTGTTTAATTACAAAGTCAAGGTTATTGAAGTCGAATGCAACTGTTGGTGAACCGGGAGCAATGATAACACCTTGTACTGAGTTGTTTCCGGGAATTTTAGTCGCTTGACCTTCCAAGTTTGATATGTTTGCTGTACGTGTACCAAGCATTTTAGAATCAATTGCGATTACGCCGTCTGTTGATAGTCCGCTATCGCCTTTAATGAGTTGTTGAGTATCTGGGTCAACCAGAGCAAGTTTAACCATTTTTAAACCTACGATTGCCATATATTAATTTTCTCCTTTTTTTAAATTAATTTATCAAGAGCAACAAAAAAGACCGCCGTGAGTTGTAAAGTATCGGGGTCTATGCTATGTTCTCTCATATCTATTATTGAATAGTGTTCAGATGTTAGGAATTTTAGCAATTCCGTTTCAAAGGCTTCAATATCAAAATCAATATCAGCCTTGTAGAAAATCTGTATCTCTACTCTTTCTGTTTTGCCGAAAAAGGTATTATTACCACTCAAATCAATGGATGGATTGCTTTCAGTGAGCAGCACGATTGTCTTATCGGTATTTTCTTCGAGTTCTCTAGGCAAGTTGTTTGCATATACTTCGTTTATTTCACCAAATCCTTTGCCATCAATCAACTCTTTTAGTTTTACGGTTGCTAACACTTAATCACATCCCTCCTTTTCTTCTAATGAGTTTTTCGTATTCCTCTTTTTCTACCAATAACACTTTCTTTTGAACAGTGCTATCGTTTTGGACATTGGTAACGAAATGATCAGCACGATATTTTTTTGTGCCATCATTCAAACGTCTAGCATTCTGGGCGTGGTAGTTATTTTTCCAGCCTACTGTCGACACACCATTTTTTCTTCCATCGGCATTCGTGGATTGGATAGCTAAACCGTCTGCCATGTGTCCAAACTTCGGATTTTTCTTTCTTGAATAGTGTTTTTCACGAGTTACTTCTTCTAACTCTTTTTTAAAAACCTTTGCGCCAGCATTTGTGATTTTAACTTGTTCCGCTGGCGTCAAATTGCCAATGCTAGCTACTGTTTTAAGCCATTCATCTAGCGCTTCGTCAAGTCCTACCGTAAGCCATCACCCGACTTTCTTTCTCTTTCTCAAAGTTAGGAAGTCGTAGCGATTAATCCCAAAGTTTTCGTTTGAGCTAGCACGAATAATATCATATTGAGTTCCATTTAAAACGACAACTTGACCTTCAATCACTTTTGAGTTATGACGAATAACAATAACCCTTGTATCATCTTCGCCATTCTGTTGAGCTAGGTACTCTTGATTGAGTGTGCGTATGTGTGGTTTGTAATGCAATGTAAACTGTTTAACAAATTTTGGTACGCTCACACCAGTGAATTTATTGGGTGTACTTTGATATGTGCCAAAATCAGCTTTATATCTGAAATCAGAGGGTAAATATTTAACTTTACGCATTATTCACTCCTCCATCACTATACGTTGCATACAATCCTCTTAATTGTCCAATTATGCTATTCAAAGTAAGATTGATAGGATAAGTTAGCGTTTCGTTTAAAGCAACTCTATAAGTAAAATATGTACTTGTTAGAGCTATTACTGCTGTATCAAATAGATATTTTACATTTTCAAGTTCATAGAATTTTGGGTCACTACCTACAGCATTGATAATATACTGTTGAGCTGATTCAATATAAGCTGGAATGAGTGCAGTGTCGTCTGTCTCATCCAGATTGAGGGTCTGCATGATAATTTCCTTTGATACACTCATAGCTTACCTCCATTAAGCTCCAGCAGTTGAAAGATTTGCTTTTTGATCAGCAATTGCTTTGAATGACGCTGGCACAAACGCTTCTGTGTCAGTTGATACAACATCAAAGCGGTCAATAACACGTACTTTAGTAGTATCTGTTTCAAATGCTCCACCACCAATATTAGTAGATAGAAGTAACAAGTGTTGACGGTCAAACAATGTTACTGCTTGTTTCAAGTCGCCAAAGTAAAGCGGCATTGCTCCACCAGTACCATTAGGAAGGAAACGGTCAGAAATTTCTTTAACTACAAAACCATCGATTGAGTAACCTGTTGGTGATTTTACATCACGTTCCATCAAATAGTCACCCATTGCATTCTTAACTTTCTTAAGTGCAGTAAATCCAGAAGTATTAGTCAAGAACAATGAAGTTTGTTTAATAGCTGGGTCAACTTTAGCTTGAAGGTCGATGATATCATCCCATTTAGCCAATGTTGGTTTATTTGGAAGTGTACCGATAGCCTCCAAGATAGCTTTGTTACGAGTTACAACAACTTTTTTAGCAATCCAACCAGACAACCATGCAAGGATGTTTTCAGCAGAATCAGCAAGCAAGCTGTTAGTTACTGTTGAGATACCAGCATAGCGTTTGATAGCATATCGGATAAGAGAAAGTTTTGGATCATCGTTTTGACCAATTTGTCCGCCTTCGTCATCGAGTTTAGCAAGACCAGTAATATCAGCCCATTTTTCATAAACACGTGAACCAGTAAGTGTAGTTACGTTTTCAACATTAACATATTCTTGCAATGAATCAAATTGACGGACCAATGTATTAATAGCTGTTCGAATATCTTGAGGGATAGTCAAGCCAGCATCTGAGCCAGAACCGTCTGTTTTAGAATCAAGCAAGTTTTGGTAGCGTCCACGAACAAGATTTTTAAAATCTTTAACAAAGTTAGCTTTAACTTCTTCTTCATTCTTAGTCAAAGGTTTTTTCTCTTCTTCAGACATATTTGCTACTTCGTTAGCACGAGCTTCAGTATATTGTTCTTTGAACAAGTCACGTTTCATTTTAGCAGTGTCACGTTCATTCTTGATTGCTTGCAATTCTTCAGCACTTACTGAATCGTCAAGCATAGCTACATTAAGTTTTTCATTCAAGTTTTCGACCTTATCACCTTGTGCAATCCATAGGTCATGCAATTCATTTGATGTTTTCATTTATCATCTTCCTTTCATTTTTCAAGTAAAATTTTCAATTTTTGCTCACGCAAAGCATTAGTTTTAGGTGTAGCAATCATATTCTTAAACTTATTGATTGCTGTTTTGCTTGGCATTTGATGAACGGAATTAGTAACCATGATTTCTTCGTCATTACCAAAGAACATGATTTCATCCGCAAATCCTTTATCAACGGCAGTTTTAGCATTAAGCCATGTCTCTTTAGCCATGAGGTCAAGTAATTCTGTCTGTTTAAGACCTGTTTTCATTTCATAAGCTAATGCAATAGACTCATCAATGCTATTCAATACTACTGATTGATGTTCCATGTCATCGCTATTGCCAACTAAACCGCTAGACGCTTTATGAATCATCATATGGGCTGTTGGACTGATACGTACTGTGTCAGCAGCCATTGAAATGACACTTGCAGCACTAGCAGCAAGACCTTGTACATTGGCAACAATACGCTTGCCACACGACTTAAGCATTGTGTAGATTTCGCTTGCTGCAAAAACATCGCCACCGTTAGAAGCAATGTTAAGTGTGATTTCTTCGCCTTCATCGTTAGCGATAGCATCTTGTACCATTTTAGGATAGGTACTGGTCATTCCGTAGAAATCATAGAAGTCCTTATCATCATTGCTTACTATATAGCCTTTGATATCAATATTGCTCATTTGTCTCACCTCCTTTCAATGTGGAGTCGGTTTCACCCTCTGGCAAATCTTTAGGTAGAATTTCAGCTTGTTGCAAAACATACAAACCTTGATTCTGTGCTAGTGTGCCAGTCTTAACCATGCTATTGATTAAACCGATATAATTAGAGCCAGTTGGATCAACCGCTGGTAAAATATCAGCATCCACTTCGCATGAAAGTTTTTTAGACAACTCACTAACAAACGGTCTTAAAAAACGTGATACTGCTTTAAAGTAGATGTTGTAAATCATTTCAAGAGAAGATTGTTGGTCACCTTCTCCACCAACAACACTTTCTGGGATACCGTAGACTTTAGCAAATTGTCCAGTAGTCCAATCAGCTTGACTAAGTAGCTGAGCCACATTTGATTTGATTTCAAGAGGGGTGAAGTCCTCTAAATCATCAAGAACCAATGGACCGCCTTGCATTTGTTTCATAGCTTGCCGTGAACGTGATTGCTTAGTTTTGAAGTCTAGTAAACCACCGCCTTTTATTTTCAAAATACCATTTGCGTTTAGGGCATTTTTAAGCGCATTAAGCGTCAACTTATCGCTGGCTTTCTGGATGTTTAGCTCTCTACCAAGAGCCATCAAAGGACTTACACTTGTCAAACCACCATCCACGGATAGCAATCTAAAGTGTAATATGTCGCCTTGCGGAACGTGTTGTTTTGGTGGAATGCGTGGGTCGTCAAAAGTGATGTTGTAGTAAAGTCCGTTTTGATTATCCAATCGATTAAACGAAACTTGTGATGGTCTTAAATACTCCCACTTCATATCACGCCCGTTTTCATTTCGCCATCTGTAGGCAAAGGCTTCACCACCCAATAGCATTTGAGCAAAGATAGACTGATAGAAATTAAATCGGTTAGCGTTATTTGACGGATTATCCACGATACCCTGTAGCTGTTTTCGACTAGTCGTTATCTTAGCAGTAGCTAGGTCATTAGATAGCTGACTAATAATAGAGAATAAATCAGAGTTTTTAAGAGCAGTTTCTGCTGATACCCATTCACTACCATTCAAGGCGTCTAAAAACTCTGGATCAGTGATATCAAAAAAACTATCTTGGTTACTAGGTGGACTCTCTGTTGCGAGATTAGTTATATTAAATATTGGCATTTTTTATCACCTCCTTTCTAGCCATTTTTTGAGGCTAGTTCACTAACTAGCCCTGCTAATACGAATGTGATAGTCATGCTAATACCAAACCACACGTAACCAATATTGTAAGTTGTTAAATTAATCGAAATTGCAGCTAAAATGAACATTAAAATGTCAAAAATAGCCCAAATTGTCTTAAAAAACTTTAAAATCATATATTAATACTCCTCTAGCAAGCCACTTTCAGGGTTTTTAAGCCACTCTAATACAGCTTCTTGACTCATGTGCTCTACTTTCCATGTCGGATTGTTGGTAATAGCATAGTCCTCAAACGCATACATGCCATCGTAAAAAGCATCAATAAGAGCATCCACCACGTCAATCTTGTAGGTGGATTTCATTTTGTCTACTTGGATACCAATGTTGTCCTCTTTAATAACTGCATTTATTAAGGCTTTCCGCATGATTTCATCATCACGACGTGTGATATTGCCCTCAATAAATAGTGTTTGAAGGAATTTTGTAGGATCTTTTAGCTCACTTGTCCGTTGTCTGATTGGCATGAGTGGAAAACTTGTATTAGATTCCAATGCTTTGATAATTTTATTAACCATCATGGCATCATAACCAAAAAAGACAACGTCAAGTGAGTTGTCTTCAACATAATCTATAAACCAGCGATACACTTCTTCTGGGTTGATAAGTCCTTGTGGGTGGCTTGTAATTGTACAAAATCCCTTGGTTTCTAAATCTCGGTAGTTGATACCGTCCTGTTCAATTTTGGCTTCTATTGACCCTGCCTGTTGCCACGGGATGAAACTGTGTTGTTCAATATGCCATTTTTGGCTACCGTCTTCACCAACGTAGGGATATACGAAACCAAGAGCTGTGTTATCGCTAAACATCGAAGCATCTAGTCCGACATATACACGCTTACCTTTTATGTCAAAGTCATCAATGACTGCATTTTCTATGTCTTTTAGGTCAAGAAAGCTATTACTATCAGCAAGTAGCCAGCAGTTCATATTCTTGACTTGGAAGTCGGAAAGGTTTCCACTTAAAAGGTCGCTATCCCTTTTATCCATCAACCCTTTCATGAGATTATCACGCTCTTGTTCTAAATCTAAAAGCGGATTACTTTTCATCCATGTTTCTGGTTGAAATACCTCTTCAAGGTTATCCTGTGACCACACTAAACAAAGATATGTATCAGCTTCCCTATTGTCATCATCTTCCATCGCTTGTTGCATAATCATTTGGTCTTCCCTAAATGGAACAGACGGATTTGGGTAAGCTGTAGAAATTTGGATGAATTGTCTGTTTGGGACTTTTACCTGTCCAGAAACGATTTTAGATACGGCATTCCTTGTTTCTATTTCTCCGATTTCGTCAAAAATAGCGGTTGTAAAGTGAAAACTATCATATTGCCCACTTTCAGCAGATATTGCCCTTAAAATGTTGTTGTTAGCCTTCATGATGACTTGGTCGCTATGCAGACCTAACTCAGTTTCATTAGCTAAACTCTTGAAAGGCTCTTTTTGGATTATCTGCTTCATCATTGATTTGATGTACCCAAGCAACTTGTTTGTTTGCTTGAAGTTGATAGATGTTACCAGATAATCTTGGTTTGATAATCCGAAACTTTCAATAAAGTATGAATACGCCGTAAGAATAGCCATCAAATACGTTTTACCTTGACCACGACCAACCGAAACAATAGCACGACTAAAGCGTTTACCACCGTTAGCATTTCTCCATCCGAAAAGCATACAAAGAATGAATTTCTGCCACGGCATCAGTTGTGTAGGTTCTCCAGTGTCTACGTTTGGGCATATTCTAGCAAAACGCAATAGCTTGTCCGCTTCTGCCGTATCATAGGTATAAGGAAAGTCGTCGTTACCTTGTCTTTGTAAGTCTCTTAAATGGCGGAAACAGGCTAGTTTAATCATGTAACCAGTGACTATTCGACCCTCTAAAGCATCAAAGCAATATTTTGTACCATCATCTTGGTATTTTTGAGCAACATCTGAAAAATCAAATTCTTTATATGCTGCATCTATATCATGAGTTTTTATCAGATTTGTTTTCACTGTTGCTCCTTTCCAATTTTATTAACCCAAAAATTCTTTCATCATATCTCCTAGAGACTTATTATCATTTTGATTCCCAGCTATTTCAGCTAATTCTGCTCTTCCTTTAGGTGTCAAACCTAACTGAATACCTATCTTGTTAAGCGTTTCTGTGGCATCTTTCATAGTTGCTACCGCTGGATTTTTTTTAAAGCCCATTGATTGCTCACCAAGGATTTCACCGCTACCTTGCGCTTGGACAATCTTCATTATTTCAGTTTGAATGCCATTTTCTTTGATGTCTTCATAGGCTGTCTTGTATAGTTCATAGTTAGTACAGTATGTTTCAACTAGGAATGTATCAATTCGTTCCACCTTTTCAGTAGCTTCTAAAAACGGAACGATTTTGCGCCATGTTTCTCTAGCTACATTACCTAAATAGTTCGGAGGGTCGCTTGGTAACCGCCCCGAATTCTGCTTGAAGTATGGATTCTTAACCACTCATCATTACTCCTCTCCGTTTGGTATAGACACCCTTTAAAAATCCTCAAAAGTTGCGTGCGACAAGAGAAGACACCTTGTGGCGGCTCCCCTATTTTAGATTATAGGGGCGGGGGTAGTTTTAAAATTTGGCACGGGGAAAAATACTACAAACGTTCTAAAGGCTTGCTATGGTCTTTTTAGAGGTGTTTAACGACGTCTCTCTTTTTTGTGGGCTATTAAACCTGCCCATGATGAAACGGAAAGTCGTAGATCGGTATTCTGTTTAATTCTATTTTGACCAGTCCCGTATATTTCTTGCTCTAGTGTACGCTTGGTATTATCACAGCTTCGACACGTTGCTACTACGTTATTTATATCGGTCTTAATCTCAGGCGCTATTTCTACGGGTGTAACGTGGTCGCCAATGCGAGCATCAGGTGTGACTGTACCCAAAGCCAAACAGTATTGACACAGATAGCTATCACGTTCTAAAGCTATCTTACGAATAGACGACCATGTCTTAGAACGATAGAATGCATACCTTTCCTTGCTTTCATCATCTCTATTTCTTACTCGCTTATTGTATCTAGTTCGTGAGTATCTTTGTCTATCTTCTATGTATGCTGCTTCCATGCTATGATGTGTAGAGCAAAAGTGCAATGGTCTCTCTACTAATACACGGCATCCATCTGCCTTACAACGTCTTACCATTGGCATTGGCATACCTTCTTTCATATAAAACTAAAAGAAGAACACTTCTGTGTCCTTCTGATTTGATAATACTATATTACCATGACTGAATTATAGTGACGTATTAATTGGTATATATCACTATGAATTAGTCCAGATATTTCTCAGCTCGTCTTAATTTAACATAGTATGTAGCCTTACTAATACCAAAGCGCTCGCAAATTTGCCAGATACCTATCTGATCGATGTATACCATTTGAAGTAAAGACCTAGCATCTACATCCTCAACGTTTGCTATCTTTCTACGAAACTCTTGCTTCTGTTTGATAGCTTCTGCTGTGAAGCGTTCTAATTCTTCACGAGCCGTCATTAATTCCACATAGATATCATCTTTGCTTTTACGTTTACCACCTTTAACCATGTCATTATGCATAGCACAAGACGTCACTTTAAGCGCTTGTGATTCCAATCTTTTGATTTGTTCTATCTGACTGTCAATATATCTATCAAGTGCCTTGATTTTTTGAAGCCGTTCAACCGTTCTCATAAATTGTCTTTCCTTTTTTATGGTATAATAATATTATCCGATTTTAAAACAGTTCCACGACTTCCGTCTGGGGCTTTTTTTGTATGCCACCTCCTATAGTTTAAATTCCAGTCTTGCTACCAGCAATACAAGACTAGACCAAAAAGTATGTATTGGTTTCCTCGTTTCTATAAAATATTTACTGGATTTGTTGTCAAGGTCTGTCAGCTTGACGTTTTG